ATTGGCGTTAAGCCATACAGCGAGACTAGGTTAGACTCACGTTACTACAACCAAGGTGCGCTCACGCGTACTGAGGTTGATGGTGAGATAGTAGGTACATACGCAGCTATTAACAAAGATGTGGATGTACTAAAGGCTACAATGCTAGGCACAGTTAAATCAGTAGCTGGTTCTTTGCAAAGTCATGTTGATTGGTACTGGTCACGGGCTGCTAAGGGTGGCACTGCTGTACCATCTGATGTAGCTACACACGCTACTGCAATCTACACAGAAATGGAAGCCAAAGAGACTGCCATAGCTGCATTGTCTGATCTGGCGGCAGTGATTGTTTATCAAAACACACCAATGGTTGGGACTTACAAAGTCAAGCACACAGCAGAAGATGGTACTGAAACCTACGGCCCTGAGACATACACACTTAACCATGAAGTAGATCAAGTAACACACGGCTGGCCTAGTCTTGCAGAAGTTGATCCATCATTTGTAAGTTTAGTAGGAGAGTAGCATGAGCATAACCTACCGAGGCGAAACCTTCTCTGGCTACAACAAGCCTAAAGCCAGTGCAAAGGGTAAGAAGTCACACGTTGTCTTGATCAAAGATGATGGTAAAGATCGTATGATACGCTTTGGTGAGAAGGGTGCTAGTACAGCAGGTAAACCTAAAGCTGGTGAGTCTGAGGCAATGAAAGCTAAACGTAAATCATTCAAAGCACGACACGCCAAGAATATTGCTAAGGGTAAAACCTCAGCAGCATACTGGGCAAATAAATCAAAATGGTAGTAATAGGAGGTGATCTTGAGTCTGTACGCTAATATCAACGCTAAGAAGAAAAGGATTAAAGCAGGGTCTAAAGAAGTAATGAAACCTAAGGGGGCCAAAGGTAGGCCTACAGCCAGTAATTTTGCTGCTGCCGCTAAGACAGCTAAGAAGAAGGTAGCGTAATTATGAAAGGAGTAAAGCATTACTTAAAGAATGGTACTGAGTACAAAGGTGCTATCCATAAAACAGCAGGTAAAGCTATGACAGGAGCTAAACATACTCCCTCTAGTAAACCTTTGTTTCACACAAGTAAACTAACAGTTAAGAAAAGAGGTAAATAGTCATGCCACAAGGTAAAGGAACATATGGCACTAAAGTAGGTCGTCCACCTGCAAAACCTAAGAAAAACCTAGCAGGTAAAAAGAAAGCACCACCTAAAGCAGCAATGAAAATACGTAGTAACTACTAATGTGGGCTATCGTGTTAGCCACAATGTTAGCCAGTGGTCAGCCTCAAGTTCCTTTGATGGTGTCCAGCTATAGCACCTTTGATGATTGTAGATTAGAATTATTACGTGTAGGTGCAATAGGTGGTTACGAACTTGTGGTTAGCCCGATGGTAGGATATTCAGTAGTCAAGGTAGAAGCTAATAAAACTACTACAGCTTTTTGTGTTAAAAACATGCAGAGTATATAATGAACTCAAGTCCTTTAGAAATATATCCTGTACACGTGTCTCCTTCCCTAGCTCCTTTAGGGCAGGGGCTTTTAATTGAACCATCAGTAAACAGAGTAAATGCAGAGTACCTTGTAGTACAACCATCTAGGGAGCCTTACGGAGTCCCACAAGAATACACAAAGAGGGTTTGGATATGCTAGCAGAAATTGCGATTGCGAACGCAATCTGGAAGACTTTATCGACTGCTCTCAAAAATGGTAAGCAGCTATATGAGGTAGGTGGTCAAGTAAACGATTATCTGTCAGCAACTCAGAAAGTAAAAGATAAAGCTGGGGATGCAAACAGTCGTGGCACAGCCCTAGAAGCTTATCAATTTGCCGAGCAACAAAGAGTTCAGCGTTCTCAGCTTGAGTTCCACCTAAAGAAAAGTCGATTAAACGGGTGGAGCGACTTTGTAAAATTTGAGGCTGAGTGGCATAGGAAGCGAAAGGAAGAAGAACAAAGTAAAATAAATGCTCGTATTAGAAGAAATAACAAACTACAAAACGATGTTGCGTTAGCTATTAATATAGGAATCTGTATGATAATAGCACTAGGATTACTATTTGGAATAGCTGTCTACATGAAAGGATATTATTAGTGAGTGATTTGACAAAAGCAGAGAAGAATGAAATAGCTGAATTAGCAGCAGACAAAGCTTATGAAAGGTTCTATTTAGCCGTAGGTAAATCAGTAACTAAAAAGATTATGTGGATTGCAAGTGCAGTGTTGTTTACTTGTTGGATTTACTTTAAAGAAGGAACATTCTAATGGGTATATTAAGTAGTCTCTTTGGAGGTGGTAGTGCTGTTGCACAGCCTATAGAAGCCATTGGTAACATCATAGATAGTGTGTTTACATCAGATGAAGAAAGGGCACAAGGCGAACTACTTAAGCAGAAGTTAGCTATGCGTCCCTCTATGATGCAAGCAGAGATTATGAAAGTACAGGCTAATCACAGGTCTACTTTTGTGGCTGGAGCTAGACCCTTTCTCATGTGGGTATGTGGCTTAGGTTTCTTGTTTGCATTTGTTATTAACCCTATCCTACAATGGATTGCACCAGAGCTAGGTAGCCCTGATCTACCCTTAGATGCAATGCTCGAACTTACGTTAGCAATGCTTGGCCTAGCAGGGCTTAGAACAGTAGAAAAACTAAATGGTAAAGCCACATGAAAACACATAAAGAAATGGTAAACAACGTACTTGTGAGGCTACGGGAACGTGAGGTTGACAGTGTTAACGAGAATAGCTACTCAAAGCTAATTAGCTTATTTATTAATGACGCTAAAGAGTTTGTTGAGTCAGCGTGGAACTGGTCTGTACTTAGGCAGACATTAACAGTAGTTACCCAAGATGGTGTATTTAACTATGTTCTTACAGACTCAGGTAACAATGTATCTATAATTGACGTAGTGAATCTTACAGGTAATTCATTTTTAAAATATAAAGACCCACACTGGTTTAACAACGTATTTCTTAACTCTGAACCAGCTAAAGGTAATCCTGATTACTATGTATTCAATGGTGTAAGTGTAGGTGGCGACACACAGGTAGATTTGTATCCTATTCCTAGTGGAGTATTTACAATCTATTTTAACGTCATTATGAGGTCACAAGAACTTGTAAATAATGCAGATACAATACGTGTACCTACTTTACCAGTACAAGCTTTAGCTTACGCTATGGCCCTAGAGGAACGTGGTGAAGACGGGGGAATGTCAGCAGTATCAGCTAAGGCTCTTGCTTCTGTTTACTTATCTGACGCTATTGCACTAGATGCCAACAAGCACCCTGAGGAACTGATCTGGGAGGCGTGCTAAAGATGGCTAAACAACTAATGTCTTCCTCTATTTCAGCACCAGCGTTCTACGGGTTAAACACTCAAGAGTCTGGTGTTACGTTACAGGAAGGTTTTGCACTACAAGCAGACAACTGCGTTATAGATAAGTATGGACGACTAGGCTCACGTAAGGGCTGGCAGACTTTAAGTACAGGCAAGGATGGTTCAGCCAATGGAAACAATGGTGTAAACCTTACGGGCGTATCTAACTTTAAGGATGTTGTAGGTGCTGATACACTTTTGTCATTTAGTGTCAACAAGTTTTACAAAGGACTTACTAACTTAGTAACTCTAACACCCTCAACTGGTGACACTATAGCTGCTGGTAACTGGCAGACTGCTACATTGAACAATCATCATTATTTCTTCCAACGTGGTTACTTACCACTTGTGTATACTAATGATGGAGGTGCAGACACTTTTCAATCAATAGTAACACACTCAGGTAGGGCAGGTACTCCTCCAAGTGCCCATACAGTCTTGGCAGCTTATGGTCGTTTATGGGCTGCTGACACAGCAACTAATAAGAATACAGTTTCTTTTACTGATGTTCTTGATGGTACTGCATGGTCAGGAGGTACTTCTGGTAACATTAATATATCTTCTGTACTTACACAGGGCATGGATGAGATTGTTGCTTTAGGTGCCCATAACGGATTCTTAGTTATCTTTTGTAAAAACAACATTATTATTTATGGTGATGGAAACAACTTCCAAGCAGGTATGACTACTTCTAGTTTAACCTTAGTGGAGGTAATCGAAGGTGTTGGTTGTATTGCTAGAGACAGTGTACAGAACACTGGTGAAGACATATTGTTCTTAAGTAACACTGGTATACGTTCATTAAGTCGTACCATACAAGAGAAATCTCAGCCTATGAGAGACATCTCTAAGAATGTACGTGATGATGTAATACAGGCTATTAACGCTGAGAACATTAATTTAATTAAGTCAACATACTCACCTACTAATGCTTTCTACCTTATAACTTTCCCTACGTCACAACAGACTTTTGTGTTTGACACTAGGACGCCTTTAGAGGATGGGTCATTCAGAGCAACTATCTGGCCCTCTGTATCGCCTAAAGGATTCCTGTCTATAGACTCTACTTTGTATTTTGCAGAGGCTAACGGAATAGCAGAGTACAAAGGTTATCAGGATAATGGTGCTAAATATGAAATGGCTTATTACAGTAGATTCTTTGATCTAGGTATGGCTAATGTTTCTAAAATAGTAAAAAAGTTATCAGCCACTACAGTAGGTGCTACAGGCCAAACCTTTGCATTAAAGATTGGTTATGATTATAGCCCAGTATATTTTAGTTATACATTTACTTTAGATACAGGAACAGTATTTGAATATGGTATAACCGAGTATGGCATAGGTAAGTATTCTGGGTCAGTTCTAATAGACGAACAAAAAGCATCAACACAAGGCGCAGGTGACATTATACAGATAGGCTTTACTACTGATATAAGTGGCGCACCTATGTCATTACAGAAAATTTCATTATATGCCAAACAAGGTAAGGTACTTTAAATATGTCTAATTATACTAAAGCAACTAACTTTGCATCAAAGGACGCCTTACCTACAGGTAACGCACTCAAGACTGTAAGTGGTACTGAGATTGATGACGAGTTTACAAACATTGCTACAGCCGTAGCTACTAAATCTAATTTAAGTGCGCCTACGTTCACAGGTATTCCAGCAGCACCTACACCTGCTACAGCAACAAACAGCACACAGGTAGCTACCACAGCGTTCACACAGGCTGCTATAGTGGCTGGTGTGGCTACTAAGGCACCAATAGATGCCCCTACGTTCACAGGCGTCCCTGCGGCTCCTACGGCCTCCTCAGGCACTAATACTACACAGTTGGCTACTACAGCCTTTGTACAGGCCGCTACGCCCACAGCAGCTACTATAAATGCCGCAGCATATCCTGTAGGCTCTGTGTACACCTCAGTAGTTGCTACTAACCCAAACAGCTTGTTAGGCTTAGGTACTTGGGTAGCCTTTGGTTCTGGTCGTGTCCTAGTTGGTATCAATGCAAGTGACAGTGACTTTAACACAGTAGAAGAGACAGGTGGTGCTAAGACTGATGCTCATGCTCTTAGTCTTGCTGAAATGCCTGTACACAATCATGGCTTTACAGGTGTACAAGGTACAGGTAATCCTGATGGTTCTGGAGATTCTACAGGAGCAGGTGCAGCTACTTCATACCCAAGACAAACACAACAACTAAATAAAGGTAGTGGAGCAGCCCACTCACATGACATTGTACAGCCGTATATTGTCGTATACTTTTGGAAGAGGACAGCATAATGGCAGACCCAAGGGGTGAAAATAATCCACATGGTGGCTACGCAAATCGAAATACAGGTGCTGGCGGGTACAATAACCCTAGCGGTGGAAGAGATGCTAATGACCGAGGTAATGGTGACGGCGCAGCTAGAGCAGCAGCACAAGAAGCAGCGAGGCAAAACGCTGTAATAGCACAAAGAGAAGAAGCAGCAAGAGTAGAGCAAGCACGAAGCCAAGCCGCTATAGCAGCAGCACAAGCACAAGCAGCTATGGCAGCAGCTAGAAGGCCTCAAGAACAAAACACAAGGGCAGCGGCACCTACTGTGTTTCAACGTAGCTCTCCTGCTGTTCCTTCTATGAATCCTAATCAAGTAAATCAGCCGTATTACTCACCTTACCAAGATCAACCTACTATGTTTCAAAACGCTGGTCTTCCTTTTGGTGGCATGGCTGGTCGCTTTGGAGAAGAGTTAGGACAAGACAATTACTTTGGTGGTTTGTTAAGTGCTTATGGTCAAATTAATCCTTTAGGTTCTATTGCAAACCAAACTACATACGGAATGAATGATCAAGCCAGACAAGAATATCTACGACAGGAGTCAACAAACCCTGATTGGGATAGAATGTCTGAGGCTGATAGAGTATCTTTAGCCCGTAAACCTCAGTTAGATAACCAGCTACCTAACGCTTACATAGGGGGTGGTCAAGGCCGTCCTAACGAAGCTCAGTTAAACGCTATGCGTCCTGAGAACATATCTGAATCTCAGTGGGCTGGATTGCCTATGGAAATGAAATCTTCACTAGCACAATCAAGTGGTATGATGGGAGGAGGAGGAGGAGGTAACATGATGAACTCTTTTGTGGGCGGTCAACTGCCAGACATCGGCATGGGTACGGGAAGAGACTACCAGCCAACAGGAGGCACATTCAAGCCTATTACCTTTAGATCGGGTACAGGTAATTCAGACCCTTACGCTGGCTTAAGTGACATGGCGCAGCAAGGTCAAGGAATGTTTAACGTAGCGGGTCAGGATGCACTACAGTCTGCTGACCAATTTAATTATAACTTTGACCCACAGGCAGCAGGGCAGCGTTTATTTAATGAGCGTTCCTCGTTACTTGAGCCAGCCTTTGCACAACAACGTGCTCAGAACTTAGAACAGATGCAAGGATTAGGTCGCATAGGTCTACAGTTATCTGGTGAGGGCTTAGGTGCTGGTGAAAACTCAGGCATGATGAATCCTGATATGTTTGGTATGAACGCTGCACAATCTCAAGCATTAGCGGGTCTATCAGCACAATCTACTCAAGATGCTTTTGGTCAAGAAGTTCAACGTGCGGGTCTTGACTTGTCACAGTTTAACACTAATCAAGTAACAGATCAACAACGCTATGCTAACCTTATGGGTACTGGTCAGAGTATGTTGACAGGTAGTATGATAGAACCTCAAATGAGAGCAGAATTACTTACACAAGGTCGTCAGCAACAAGCCTTAGATCAGAATTATGAATTAGGTAGGTATAATGCCGATACCGCACGTATTACAGGACAAGCACAAGCTAATCAAGCTAACTATCAACCTGACCCTTGGTTAAGTGCTGGTGTAGGCTTAGGTACTTCATTCTTAGGTACTGACGCTGGTAGCGGTTGGTTATCGGGAGTAGGCGGTGACATATGGGATTTCTTTACGTAACCTAATAGCACATAATAGAAACAAAGAGAATATATAACATGGCAAATCAAGGTTTATTTACACAAGGCCCGTCTATTGATGACTTGTTAGCAAAACGTAATCAACGTGCAAGCACTCTACAGCAGCAACTTATGACTAACGCTGCTCAAGGCGCACGTGACCCTATGAAAGCACAAGCTGCTAGTTTCTTAGGCTCAAGCTTAGGTCGTGCTTTAGCAGGAGGCATGAACGGAGGTGACAGCGGAAGGGAAGCATTAGAAGCTAAAGAAGCGGCTAGGGTTGCTTCTCAAGGTGATTTTTTTCAAGCGATGCAAGGTGATTCAAAAGCTGCTTTTGCTATGGCTGATAAATTACGTTCTACTTACCCCGAAGCTGCTGTTAAAATGATTAACATTGCTCAACAGAAAAAGATAACAGAGGACGAAGACACAAAAACTTCTAACTCATATGAAGCATTACAAAGTCGTTCTGCACAAGTTGGGGCAGACCTAAGCGAGTGGAACCCTGAGTTATCTTTTCGTTTAGTGTCGGGTAACGCTACACCAGAAGAATACAAAGAAGGTCTTTCTGAACTTACTGCTATGAACAAGAAATCTAATAAAACTGGTACAGACGCATTAAAGGGCTGGCAGTTTAACGATGGTGGTGTCTATTCCGATCAAGATGGTAATAGGTACGCACTTACTAATAGTATAAACAAAGATGAGAATAGTGCAGATATTCTATACACACCTATAGGTAATGCACCTGCTTACACTAATCAAGCCTTACAGCCTACTGACACTACAGGTCTTACTACAAAGCAGCGAACCGCAGAAAAAGTAGCTGGCTTTCAAGGTCAAGAAGATATGAAAGTTTTCTACGAGCATAGAGGTGACGCTGGTAAAGGTATAGGTCAAACAACAACTAACCTTAATGATGCAAATCGTATGTTAGAACTTCTTAAGCAAGTTGACACAGGTGGCGATGCTGTCCTTCTTGGTAAAGCTGTTAGTGACTTCTTTGGTACTACACCTGCTAACGTATCAGAATTAGATACTATTTCTAAGACTGTTATGCTTGGAAGCCTTAAGTCTCTTTTAGGTGGTCAGTTGTCGGATGGTGAACGAGCAGCAGCAGAAGAAATACAAGTGGCATTGGATAAAGGAACTGAGGCAAACACTAGAATAGCGGAACGATTATCACGTGTCTTTAAAGCTAAGTTAGAACGTGAGCAGTTTGTATTAGGCAATAAGAATACACCTGCTGATTATCGTGACTTTATGGTACAGCAGTCTATACAGCTAACTCAAGCTAAACCAGATGGAACTACAGGCGCTGCTTCTAGTGTAGTCACCCCTCAAGTACAGCAACAAACTTACCAATGGAATGAGGAGGCCTACTAATGCCTAATATAGATGATGGATATGGTAATTCAAACACTGGCCCTCGCGGTACGTTTGTACAGAACTTTCCAAACAGGCCTGATGGTTCTAAAAGAAAGTTAGCAGGTGTGCCTCTTGGAACAAGTAAAGAAGATGTGCGTAAATTGTCCATAGCTAATGGCATGGCAACAGAAGAAGAATGGGAACAGTGGGCGCCTGAGCTTACACCTTTCAGTGAAAAAGCAATGAACTGGATGAAAGAGAATGCTGAGGTTCCCGTTGGTATGGGTGGTGCTATTGTAGGAGGTATAGTAGGCTCACCTCTTGGGCCTTTTGGCATGGCAGGAGGTTCTGTAATTGGTGGCTCTCTTGGTTCTGCCAGTGGTTCTTTACTATCCGATCATTTAGCTGGTGATGACTTAGATTACGCAACCGCTGCTACAGAAGCAGCAATTTCTTTAGGTTTAGATGCGGCTACTTTAGGTTTCGGTAAGTTTGCATATAAACCTTTAGCAGCTTGGTTTGCACAACAGAAAGCTACAGGCATGTCCGTACAAGACGCTGCTGATCTTCTTGTGTCTCAAGCTAGAGCAGGTGATGGTCTACTTAGTTCTGAGGAATCTCTTAAGGCTACACAATCTTTACTTGAGCAAGGAGGGGCAACCTTAACGCCTTATCAAGCAGGTAACGCTACAGGCTGGCAAGTGTTTGAAGAGAAGCTAGGACGCCTAGGTTTCTTTGGTGCTAAGAACTTTGAAGAAAATGCTAAACAAGTTAATAAAGTTGTTAACGAAGGGTTCTTAGACATTATGGGTAGGCAGGGCGACCAAGCTTTTGACCCTGATGGTCTTGGTTCTTCTATACATGGTCTTATACTTGCAGGTAAGGAATCTTTATCACAACAGTATGATATAGGCTTAGGTAAAATTACAGCTACTATGGCAGGTCGTTTAGCTCCTTTAGCGCCTACAAGGAATGTACTTGAAAAATTCCTTAAAGATAATGATAATCCTCTTTATGGTGCTTTAGAACCTACTACTGAAAAGATGGTCAAAGAAGTATTAACAAACATGGAAAACTTGACAGGTTCAAGTATTTCCGCTAAGACTCTTATTCAGTTTGAAAAGAACTTTAAAGCTAAAATACGAGCTATCTCTAATCCACAGTCACCTGACTTTAACGATAATGCCGCAAGGCAGTTAGAAGGGTTAAGCTCACAGTTTAGAGATGCCGTAGAAAAATCTTTAGGCTTTTCTGATAAAACAGCGGCTAAAGCATATGGAGAACTTAATAAACAATATGCTAAAGGCATTAATACTTTGTTACCTGTAGTTAATAAAAATATAATGCTTGGAGGTAATAAAGGAACATTTGAAGGCTTAGGCAATGCTTTAGTAGGTGATGGTACTTTAGGTTCAACTAGAGCTTTGTTTGATAGTATAGATGAAGCCTTTAAGCAGATAGGTGGCCCTACTATACACTTTGCTAGTGCAGCGGAAGTCAAGAATGTTGTTCGCCAAGGCTACTTAAAGAGAATAATGAAGGATATAGGTCAAGAAAGTTTTGACACTACTAAGTATAAAACACTTGCTTTAGACATGGCAGACCCTAAGAAACAAGCTAGGCTTGCGTACATAATGGGTGACAAGTACAAAAGTGTTAAGCAACTAATAAATGCTATGGCTGAGTCTTCCGTTAAGCCCCAAAGTAACATAGGTGAGTTGGCTTTACGTGCGAGGGAGTTTGGTACTGTAACTGCTGTAGGTATGGTAGGTTATGGAACTGGGGCAGTAGCTGAGGCGGCAATGGGCGCTGCGTTAATCTTTACTATTCCTATGTTTATGGCTAAGGCCGCTGTTAACCCAAAGCACGTTAATAAAATATTAGCTTTTGAGAAGACTAACTTTAAAGGTAATAAAACAGCAATGATAACAGCTATGTCTAATGTTGTTGGTGATATAATGCTTGACCAGACCGAAGAAGATAGGGACGATATTATAGATGCGTTCAATCAAATGACTTTCGGCACTCAATAGAGGCTATACAATGGGAATGTTTGACACAGAGGAATGGGGAAAGCTGACAGAATCATTAGGTAATAGATATGATAATGTTAAAAACTCTAATAGTGAAGCAGGAAGCGGTAATCTGTCTCAAGGCACTGCCGCCTTTAGGAACGTAGGTGAGGTTGCAGGAGGCATTGGTGACATAGTAGGAGCAGGGTTTGACTTTCTAACCCCTGACGCTATTACAGAGCCTATACAGGAAGCTGTAGGTGCTGGTGTGCAATACGGCATGGATAAGACAGGGGCAACTGAATGGATGCAACAGAACCCTGAGTACGCTAAGAACATTGAAGCAGGTATGAATATCTTAGGTGTAATTCCTATGGCAAGGGCTGTACCTAACATAGCAAAAGGAGCGTCTAATGCTAGGGGTATGCTTAACAGTAGCCCTTCTAATTACATACCTAACTTCTATGGGATTGATAACCCTAATGTTGCTAATACGTTTGCAGAAGGTCTATTTCAAAGTGCTGTTACAAAAACAAGTAGAGCTATTGATGCTAATAGAGATAACTTTATAGGTAATTCTTTAAAAAGCGCACACAACCTAATGTCTAAAAACAAAGTTACTAAGAAAGTAGGAGACTTTGGTTTAAGGCAGATTAGTCGTTTTGATGTTGATGGTAAACAAGCAATGGCTATGTCACGTAAAGTAGTCAGTAGTGCTAAGTGGGCCATAACAGAAAGTGCTAAAGCTTTAGCAACTCTTACTGTACCTCAAGCAAGAGCTTTATGGAAAGAGCAGGGAGTTAACCAAGCTGGTCAAAAGTTAATTAAAGAACACCTTGATAACGCTGCTGTGGAAGTAGCAGAAGCTAAAATGAAAGGTAAAAATACATCTATTGAACAAACAAGGTCTTTTCAAAAAGCTGTAGCGCAAGGTATCTTTATGCGTTATGTAGGTGAGCAAGCAGGTCGTAAAGGCGGTGTATCAGAAGGTTATGATAGGATATTTGAATCATCTACTTTTGGTGGTATTATGCCTGTCAGACCTGACGCATATCTTGAGTCTATAAAGAGTCTACAAAACATAGCTTTCACTAAAGATGCTAAAGGTAAAAAGAAAGGGGCTGAGAGGGCTATAAACGTCTCTGATGAAGTAAACAGTCAAGCTTTTGACCACATGTTAGCAGTATGGAAAATAAGTCCTGAGCAAGCTAAGGATGCTTTCTTAGTCGTTAAAAAACCACAAGGTTCTGGCGGTGACCATGCTTCTAGTGTTTACCATAGTAAGTTTAATAAATCATTAAGGGATAGTCACGATAGGGCTACTAAAACAGCTAAGAAAGATAAACGTGCGTTAACTGATGTTGATTTATATAACGAGCTAACACGCTTAAAACCTAATGGTAAGCCAATGTATCCTGATGTGAACATGAGAAGCTTAAGTCCTGAGGACGTACAATCTAAAGGTTTATGGTTTACTCAAAGCGGCTCAGGTCGTGCAGTAGTGGAGGGAGGTATAAATCGTCTTTCTAACTTTAAAGCTAATGGAGGTTTAACCGCTTACATATCTGATGAACACAACTTCTTAGAGAACATACCAGTGCTAGGTAGAGCGTTAAATAAATCTTTGCCTGTCCGTGAAATAACCATGACGCCTCCTATATCTTTTAACGTACTTAACAAAAGAAAAAAGGTTCAAAAAGGTTATGGTACACGTAATGAGGATGGAGGCAAACTTGATAACACTTTAAAATCTGGTGATTTAGATAACATAGCTAATGCCCGTCCTAGCCCACAAGCTCTTAACGCTGAAAGATCAGCACAGAATAGTGCATATCGTCAAGGGTTATTTACAGGTAGCGTAGGTACGGCTCTAGGTAATGAGGAACAACCTCAAGAAGCTCAGTACAGTGGTGAAGTACCTAACAATAAAAACTATCAACTACCTAGGTCTACTGTTAATTAAATCATAAGCACAAAAAAGCCCTACCTAGGTCAATCCTAAGTAGGGCTTTTTATTGCCTACGATTTAGTGCATATCAAAACCTTTGTTAATTTTCCATGCAAAGTAATCCTCTGGTCGCATAATCTCCTTAAGTATAGTTTCAATGGCTATGATTAAACGTAACACTTCTGGTAAATCTTCTTTATTACCATATTCTAACTCTTCCTTAAGGTCACTATGAAACTGCTCTAGGCATATCGTAGTAATCTTTTCTATGTCTATCAGGTCATTCAACTGTACACTACTCATACTACCACCCCCATGAATTACCAGACATACCATCTGCGCTGTAGTCCGTCACACGACCCTCAAAGAAATTCTTGAAGCTGTCGCCATTAAGTACCCAATCTAACCAAGGTAAAGGATTTTCCTCAACGTCCCAGTTAGGCTTAAGACCTAGGTTAGTTAATCGTCTGTCGGCAATGTACCTGATGTACTCTTTGACTTCACTAGCCTTAAGACCTTCCACACCTCCCAGTTCAAACGCCAGATCAATAACCTTGTCTTCAAGCTCGACAGCAGTCCTGTACATTTCATATATAGATAATTTAAACTCGTCATTCACTACCTCTGGATTTTCATTAGTAAAAGTACGAAACAATTCTGTCATACCTGCGACATGAATAGTCTCATCCCGTATACTCCACTCTACAATCTCACACATACCCTTAAGCTTACCAAAGCGTTGGAAGTTCAACAGCATGACAAAGGCACTAAACAAGCTCATGCCCTCATTACATACAGTCTGCGCTAGTGCCTTAGCTAGTCCTTGCTTAGTATCAGGGTCAAAGGTCTGCATAAACTCAAGCTTCTCAGCCATAGCATCGTACTCAAGGAACGCTGTGTACTCAGCCTCAGGGAAGCCTAGGGTATCGTTAAGTAAAGCGTAGGAGCGCATATGGATAGTCTCTCGCTGTGCAAACGATAGCATCATCATACGTGCTTCATTGTTCTTGATGCGAGGTAAGAATACATCTACATAAGAACCACCTACTATTACGTCAGACTGTGTGAACAACCTAAGTATCTGTGTGATGAAGTTCTTCTCTTCATTGGTAATCTTACCAGACTTCCACTGTGTTACGTCTTCCTGTAGGTCACACTCCCACTCTCCCCAGTGTAACTTGTCATGCTCAATGGCTTGTGTCACAAAGCTTGAGTAGTTGAAGGGCTTGTATGCTGGTGACGCTGTTAATAAACTCATTCTTCTTTATCCTTGAAAATATGTATACTGTAATGTACACTGTAGTGTACAAAGTAAACTATAAGAAACAACTTGTTACCCTTGGCAACTTAAACATTCTTCATCATCTTGCGTAGCAAAGTCTGTTAGGGCTACACGTGTAGGCTTTAAGCTTACTGTGTCAGCCTTAGAACCTGCGCTAGTCCTTAAGTAATACAGACCCTTAAGCTTCTTATTGAAAGCCCTTAGGTGTACTTCATTCACATAAGCCTTATCTGTACCTGACGGAAAGAATAGATTAACACTCTGACCTTGGCAGATATAAGGCTGTCTACTGGCTGCATGATCTATAACCCATCGTTGGTCAAGCTCAAAAGCAGTCTTAAATACCTGCTTATCCCAATCTTCCATCCATTCTAGGTGCTGTACGCTTCCCTCATGCAAGAGTATAGACTTCCACTGCGCTGCAATCCACACAGGGTCGCTATTATGGGCCTTAATAACTTTATCTAGGTACTTATTCTCTACTAAATGGGCACCAACGCGAGTGCGGTGCGTAAAGGCATTAGACTTTAGAGGCTCAATACTAGCGGAACAACCAGCAATAATACTACTGTTGGCGTTAGGCGCTATAGCTAACAGGTGGCTGTTACGCATCCCTGCTACGTCAGGACAAGCCCCACGTTCATCTGCTAAGTATACTGATGCTGCCCTAGCTTGTGCTTTAATATGTGTAAACATATCAGTATTCAATGTAGTAGCCATAGGAGACTCCCACGGGACGCCTAAGCGTTGTAAGGCACTATGGAACCCCATTGCCCCTAGTCCTAGTGAACGCTCCTGTGTGGCACTATAGACAGCCTTACGTAGCTCCTTAGGTGCATGGAAACAAAAGAAGCTTATTACATTGTCAAGCATAGTAATTAAGTCAGCTACCATAGTGGTGTCTTTCCACTCTTGATAATACTCTAAGTTAACACTTGACAAACAACAAACTGCTGTACGTTCATCTGACGTAGGTAAGTGAATCTCGTTACATAAGTTAGACCCATGTATCTCAAG